CTATCTTTTTTTCTAGGATCGCCGTGTACACTAAACAGTGTGCGACTATCTTTAATTTGCCAAAACTGCCACGGTGTAGGACGATCCATTTGTCTATATAGATCTTCTAATATAACAATATCGAACGCAGGACCTTGACACCAAATGTTGTCTGCACCGACCAAGAAACGATTGAGTTCGTCCAGCATTTTGTTTAAACCAATTCTGCCTTCGATGCCCATTGCTTCTTCACGAACCTCTTCGGTTTGTTTACCCCACCATTCAACAGTTAGATCTTGGATGTGTCGGTCTAAAGCAATTTGTTCATCTACATCAGGTTTTAGGTATAAACCTTTATTAGTGTCAACATCGGTTTCCCATGGACTAAATTTAACTGCACCTAGGGTAAGTATAACTGCCCAAGGCCTTGTGCTTAATGTTTCCAAATCTAACATCACATCCACGATTAACTCCTTAAGGCTTTTTCAGCTTCAGCTGCTGCTACACGTTTACGTAGACTGCTGGAACTGAAACTATGATCACGTCCGTTGAATACCAATTCAATTTCACGATCCCAACACTCTTTCTTTCCAGTGAAGTCTTTGTTTTCGTATTCTACACCTAGTATTCTAACATCTAAAGGAAGTATTAGCAATAGGTCAATTAGATCTTGCTCGGTTTGATAAACAACAACTTCGTCAACATAACGACACGCTGCCAGTTGAATCTGTCTTTCGACAATGCTTTGTACTGGTTTGTTTTTTGTATCAGGGCGATCGATGGTTGGATCCGTTTGGAGTCCTGCAATAAGATAATCGCAATGATTCTTAGCCTCGGCGAGCATAGCAACATGGCCCGCATGAAGCATGTCAAAAGTAGAGAAGGTGATTCCAATCTTAAGTCCTTTGTCCTTAAGTTCACGAATTTTATTGAATATCATTAATTGGCTGGTTCTAGTTTGATATTGAGAGGAAAACCGTTTGTTCTTGCTAACAGTGTAGCTTCTACACCTTTTTGTTCGGCAATTTCATATGGCAAAGTTTTTACAACACTGCTACCGTCTTCGTGAATTTTTTTGGTCAATTCATAAGCGGTATTTTCATCATGGTGGAAAATGCTTTTTAAACTTTCAATTACAAATTCCATTGTAGTCACGCTATCGTTCATGTAGATCACATTAAACAAACTAGGAGGTTGAACAGTTTGCTTAACTGCAATTTTTGGTTTGTTGATTGTTTCAGCTTTGCTCATAATTGTATAATAAGATTCAGTAGGAGCAAGATGCTCCTACTGTTGCTACATTGTATTACTTAGCAAAAGTAATTGCAATCTTCTTGGGTTTCTGTTCCTCAGGAACAATATGCTCAAGACTAATTGCAAGAATGCCATTGATAACTGTAGCACCTTTTACTTCGACATTTTCATTGAGTGTAAATGTACGAGTAAATGTACGAGCACTGATACCGCGATGGATATATTCTTGCTCGTCTTTTACCTTGCGCTCACCTTTGATGTATAGTACATTGTCCTTGCGTTCAATGTCTAGTTCATCTTCCCCAAAGCCTGCAACGGCAACTTGAATAGCCCAGTTGTTTTCGTCAACTTTGATAATATTATATGGGGGATAATTTTCTGCCTTGGCGCTATTGGCCCAGGTGCGGCCTAGCTCATCAAACAAACGATCGAAACCAATCGCATGACGATGAATTTGTGCAGATAGTTGTGGAAGGTCAAGGGTGTTGATTTGGAATTGTGTCATAATTTTCTCCTTTCAAATAAGCAAGTATGACTTTGTAGCCCTATCGGCGCTACATGTATATTTATACACGATTTAGTGTTTTTTTGCAATTATTTTGGATTCTTAAGTTCAAAATATGTTGATGCCGAATATTGTGGATTCCAGGTCAGTGCAAATTGTGTATAGTCTCGATCGCTAGCCAAACACAATCTGTAGGTATACTTGTGTAGTTTTGTTTTGTAATTTTGTATTTCAAAACGCCTAACCCAATCGTCAATGTCTATTCTGATATGATTGAGAGCCACACCCGCGGCTATTCCGCCTGCTCCTGTTGGCAAGCGAAATTCTATGTACATGTCAGAATAGTTTTTTAGGTAGCTGCTCGTCGGCTAGTTTTTTCTTCCAACGACGTCGGGCAGCTGATTTGGCTTTTTTTCGAGCGGTAGTAGGTTTTTCATACGATTCGCGTTCGCGCAGTTCTTGTAATAGTCCGCTATCACTTACTTTTTTCTTAAACTTACGAAGTGCTTTTTCTACGTTATCGTTTACTACCAGTACTCGATTACCGGTTATTTTATTGAATTTATCAAACATAAGTTATTTATTTTGTTGATGATATCTTACCGCAAAATATTGAAAAACTGTGTCAACCTTGGTAGATTCTGTCACAAATGTGTGTGGTCCGTAATAATAAGTTTTATTCAACGTACACAATTGATCTGCCACAGGATCTCGTGTGACGGTATTTACAATCACAGCGTCACTCAATTCTACTGCACGATCTAGCCATTCGGTGTCGTTCATTTCAGATCTATAAAGATAAATGTTGAATTGATCATCACTGCCTTTGCACATACGTGCCAACAGTTCCACTTCTTCCAATGTGGCATTGACCACTGTGACCGTATGAAAACGGTCTTCTACAAAATCTGGGGGAGTTATAAAATTACTATACACGTTTGCTCTTTAGAATTTCTTCAATTTGCTGTTCAACTTGAGCTTGTTCAGCATCGCTCAAGTCTTCAATTTCGTACTCACCAGCCTCAAGCTTGCTGATCAGATGCTGTATGTAAGCCTGATTGTAAGTATAGCTGTCTGTAGAATTTTTGTCTACTTCAATCCACTTTGATCCGTTCCATTTGAACAATCGGTCAGGCAAGTAATCGGTTCTTATAAACATATCACCCTTCATTGGAGTATCTGGGAATCTTTCTCCAAATCCACATTGACTGGCATTGTCTAGCGTTTCATTGTCGGCCTGTATGGCCATGCTTGGGTAAAGTTTATTGAAAGCATCTAGGTTGTAAACTTTGCCTTTGTATCTAACAGCATAATCCGCACCTCGACGTACAGGGGTATTAAAATCATCTACAGGTGGCGGTGAAGTATTATCCACGGACTCTTTGACCTGTTGAATTTGGTCATCAGTTAATGCGCCATCGTCGGCTTCGTATTTTGCTTCTTCTTTGGGCTGCTCGTCGATCACACGCTGTGCCCACATTTCTTCATTTTCCAAAACAGGAATATCAAGGTCCGGTTCTGGTCGAGGTATTTCTGCAATCACGGCATTTGCTTGTTCGGCTCGTTGCTGTTCATCTAACACGTCTGCTGCCTGTGCAGCAAATTGAGCTTGAGCAAAAAACTCTTGCTCTGACTCCACAGTATCCGATGATGGTACAGTATTTGCATGAGTGTCTAAGGCTGCAATTTCTTCTTCAGTAAATGGTCTGGGTATCATTCCGTCCGGATTCGGATTGATATTCATTGCCGCTTGATCATCTGGTACAGGATTATCATGAGGTGGCGACTCTCTTGGTGGTTCCTCTGTCGCAGTGGCTACAGGAACCGGTTTTTCTTCCTCATCATGCACCCAACCACCAGTGCCTTGCCTTGCCCATTCAAACTGTTTGTTAGCGGCAAGAATCAAACACAGTGCCAGTGGATCAAAAACAACGACAATAAGAATAATAACCCAACGTACTGCTCGTTCAAGAACATTTTGGTCTGGATTGTCGCCGTATATAAGAGCAGCAATATATTTGATAGGTCCGACTTCACTCTCTACTTTGCGGAATTCTGCTGCAAGTGGAGCACGTTCCTCTTGTAGTTTTTGAATTATTTTTTGACTACGAGTAATGTCTGCTTGTAGGCTTGCACGTTCTTTGGCCTGATTTTTTCGAATAGCCACAGCTCGTTCAGCACCTCGATCGGTGTCAGTACGACCCATCATTTGATCCACTTGCGTGTTCATTTGCTCAAGTGCTCGTTTGGCTTGTGCGATATTTTCTTTTTCGGTTGCAATCTTTTCGTCGTATATAGCAACCTTGCTCATAGCATCTCCGCTTACCAAGCTTTGATCACTGTGTGCTTTTGATAAGAAGCCAAAAATACCCATACTGGTCAACAGCATCAAGAACACAATGGCCGGAACCAAATAAGTTTTAAATGCCCACCCAGCTCGCTGCCAATTATTATGCAACCAAACAGTGGCAACAATCTTGCCGGCTTCCAGTGCGCCACCCATGATGATGACCGGGATCACTGCGGCACTAAAAATAGCAGTGAGGCCAGCTACCGAATACCAAGCGGCAATAGCTGAAATGGTGACGGCAATTGCCATCATTAATGAACCGAATATCATAGTCAGTATTTATAGAATTGTATGATCAGTATATTATACTGTGAGAAGTCTGTCAAACAGTTTGGTTAAACGTGTCCGGTCCAAGGACGATGTGCCACTAGTGCGCCGGCATTATCAACAATGCTGTTAGTGGAGTACTTGGTTGGTAGAGCGTTGATGTCGTACACATTCCAATATCTGTATGCAGTTTTAGTTGCATCAACAGATCCGGAAATTGTTCCATTTCTGGCCACAGTCTTACCCTGGCGTTTGGCCTGTGCAATATCAAGCTTGGCTGTTTGCTTTGCCTGTTTTGAACTTAAAGTAGAAATTCCGTTAGCTGCCATAGTCTAGTATTTATACAGCCAAAAAGAAACCCGCCGAAGCGGGTAAAGTACCAAGGAACGCAGCCGTTATTGTATCACATAATTCTCTAGTTCAAAATAACTGTTGCCCCGGGCAATACTGTCCTCAATTGTTTGGTCCCAATTACCCGATGCTTGATTTGCAAATCTCACTTCTGCTGCATCTTGAATAACATCTACCAATTCTAGTAGAGCATCACTGATATCTTCGTCCGGTATAGTGCTTATATGCTCGCGCATGAAATCAATTACCGCTTCCATTTGCTGGATATCCAAATCCGCAATAGTGATGCGATCTGTCAGAATGTTATCTACTAGTGTCTCGATATCCATTATAGCGCCCGAATGTGATTGATAATTTGATTGGCTTCTGGAAAACCTTGTGATTCTTTTGCTGCTACTGCACCTTCAATCATTTCCATTTGCATGGCGTGCAGCTCTTCAAGAGCTCGGTTGATAATTTGGCGCTTGCGACTTAGACTATACTTTGCTGATTTGTAATACTGATTGCTGTAGTCCATAATATCTCCTTAGTCTGGTGTTATACCGGGATCAATATCGCGTCCTTCGAAATGAGCTTGGCTGACGCAAACACGGTTTTTCTTAAATTGATTGATACCCGACAGCTTGACTGCCTGGCAGGCCTGTTTAGTTGCAAACGGTCCTAGCTCAATTTTGTCTACAAATTTACCGCTGGTAGTGTGCAACATAATAATTAAAATCCATCCACCGGTCATACGGCCTCCTGCTTACGATGTTTAGCATTACGCTTGAACTCGCGCTTTTTGTTTTCAACCGTACGGCTTTTAAACGGTGAGCCAGATTCAAACAACACACGATGTGCTCGAGTTTTTTGTTGGTACGGTATCTTTACAATCTTTTTCATGATTACATATTTACTGCTTGTCGATTAATGACAAAGCGATGCAAGGCTTCGCACTCACGCACAAAATCACCACCAACATCCATGCTCACATAGTTGTCGCCTTGCATGCCAGCTTCGCTGTACGAAATGTCCTCAACGGCCGCATCACTAAAGCCTAGAGTCTTCATGCACTCGCGAAAACCCGACATCCAGACTTTGTCAGTATAAATTAAGCCGTCGTTGTCTGTATCCCATTCTGCAGAATCAAAGTAGGCACGAAGTTCGCCAAAATCCAATTCGTCATCTAGGTATGCTAGACGCACACGATTGATGCTTACGAACTTCTCAGTTGCGCTCCAAAGACCGCGACCGTTAGTCTGTGTACGAAAATTAACCGGTTGATCAAACATTTGCAGTCTCCAATTCAAGAATTTGTATCATAAGTTTACGACGCTGATCATCAATGAAACGATTAGTCACTTCATCAAAGCAACCAGCCTGCTCGTCCAACATAAAAAGTTCTTCGTACAGACAATCAATTAAAGTTTGGTCTTCCATTTTATTATTCCTTGTCCATGATATACTCAAACAAAACCCACTTGGCACGGTTCAGCTGTTGACGAGCATCTTCGGCTCGCATTGAATCAACTTCGCCGTATTCGGTACTGACCATCTCTTGTGCATCACTCATCATACTTGCAACAATCATAGCAGGACCGCTAAACTTAAAAGTGCTGCTGGACTCTACTGCTTCGCGCATCTGCGCTTCGGTGCAGCCATACATGCGAACTTCACGGATTTCTTGAGTAGTAAGACCTTCAAATGCTGTTCTCATTTGGTACGCTCCTTGTTAATTACTATACACACATTATAGCAAAATGGATCTTTTTGGTCTATCAATTTCAGTAAAAATACACCGCCCAGGATTTTGCATCTTCCTTGCGAGTGGTAGCTCGTGTACTATCATAGCGTGGACCGCGATAGCGTACCACACATCGTTTACCTACCAGTTTGGCCATAGTCCTGTACATAGGACGCAAAGTATCTAACTGATCCATTGGCAGGTTGTTAGCAATATATTGTGTCATTTTGGGCTCCTTGTTAATTACTGTACATACATTATAGCAAAATGGTTATTTTTGGTCTACCAAAAAAAGTGTTGCTTTTTTAGCAATGATGATTGTCGTTATCGTTGTGGGCAAAATAACCCCAAACAAAAAGTATTACAAAAATAACAACTATCCAAATCATAGCAATTTAATAACAAGTCCTACAGTATAGATTAGTAAAAGTGTTGCATTAATTGTAATAAGACTCCACTCGCGCCATTTTATTGCAACAATGAGCCACAGCAGAGCACCTAGGTTGAGCAGGGCAGGGCCTGCAGGGTAAATGTTAATGCTTGTACAAATCGCTCCAATAATTGTTACGAAAGTTGCAAGCCACTTGAGATAAAATGTCATGTCCTTTTTCATGCTCTTAGTATAGCAAAAAGGATCATTTAGTGCAACCACAAAAAAATTGCTAAAAAAGCAATTAATGAATTGT